CTTATCTCCATAGACTTTATTCATCAAGGTGGCAAGAACAGCTAAGGTTCCTTGCATACCACCAAATGCGTCTACCACATCGGCAATTCGATTCAAGACTGGAGTGACCATATCATCGAGCCCGATAAAGAACTCCTCATTGATAAGGCTATCATAGATATTTTCGGCTGCAGCAGTCACCCTATCGCGCGCTGCTTCCCAAGATTCAGCGTAAATCTCAGCTTGCTTATCGAGTGTACCAGTGGAGCTATAAGCGGTTTCAAGGTTCTCTTGGAAGAAATCCCAGTTGTTCATCAATGCCATAAACTGAGTGTATTGTCTTACACCAGCCACGGTTTGAGATAAAGCAGCCTTCTGCGCGTCCCCAATAGTGTTCCATTTATCGCCAATCTCATTCAAGATGGTGTCCATGTCTTTCAGGTCGCCATTGGCATCTAAGATGTTAACCCCAATTTTCTCAAGAGCTTGAGAATAAGTATTCAGGGTTACACCATCATCGAGTGTTTCACCCAGCTTCAAGCCCTAAATTCTAGCAAAAATCGTTTTAACTTTGATATTCTAATAGGTTCGCAACACCTACTACGTTCTCTCATGAACTGCTCATAGTTTCCTATGAGAATAGACCATATCTTAACCTAATTGGCATATATAGGTAAAAATCATTTCTTCCGCCATTAGCTTGCGGTTTTACTTCCCTTAGCGGGAATGGTCGTTGAACTTAAAAAGGTAAAATGTCTAGGTTTAAAAATTTTCCTTTCTTGTAAATTAATTCATATAACGGAATATTATGTTCTTTACAATAAGCTCGTTTTCTTTCATCCCTTGCTTGTATAACCTCTAAAGAATCCCTAAAGATTTCTCTTTTTTCAAAGTGCTGTTCTCCTTGCACTTCGATAAAGCATTCTATTTTGCCATCTTTGTAAATTCCAAAATCAAATTTTTGAGTTCCTAGTTCTGGAACCTTTACTTGTTCTTCAAAGTTTATACCTTTTTCTTCAAGATAATGAGCAATAAAAACCTCGCCTTTAGACTTCCATCTATTGCAACTTGGGCAACCTCTAGAAGCCATAAGGCTAATTTGGTCAGTCTTAAAAATTAAGCCGCACTTTAAACATTTATAATCATTTTTTTCTAGCTGGCCATTATAGGTTAAAAGCTTTATTGTCCCATAAAATTCATCGTCTATTCTTCTTTGAACCTCATCTATGGAAAGCATATTGGCTTGTTTATGAGTTTCGCAATACTTACAAGCAAAAGGACTCTATAAGCAAGACTGAATGTTTCGTTTAATATCATTCTTACACAGGTTATGATGTATAATAACGTTGTCTTTATCAATCTTGCGAACGAGTTCAAAATCTTCAGATTCTTCATAGATTGCGATCAATCTTTCGTATTTCGTCAATCCACTCTCTTTACAACACTTAAAGCTCTTTAAGAAGTTACTAGCGACCTTCTTATAATGCTCTTTCCCGCAATAACAACATTTTATTATAGCAGGCTTACTAATAGCAGTATACTCGATTACTTCGATTTTCTGCTCGGGGTAAGAATCGTAAAACCTTCTTAAAAACTCTTCTTTATCAACCTTTTTAGACATTTTCTTTCTCCTTTTTAAGTGCTGGTTATCCATTCTCGGCCACTTAGACTTTATGCCTTAGCCTTATGGTCATCCATTTATTTGTTTCTGCTTTCGCTCTTGACTTTATTATAAGAAAGAAAGATAAATAAGTCAAGCAAAATGGCTTTAGGATTTTCCAGCTTTTAGATTTTCTTTATGCCCTCAAATTCAAGGCAGTACCTACAGTATCTGCACTCTGGCGTGTAGTAGCAGTAACAGTAGCCAAAGCAGATGCGGCATATTCGTAGCTTAAACCGATCGTATCACCAATCGCCGCAAACTTCTCAATTCCTTCTGCGATTTCTTGTGAGCTAGATGCAGTAGTAGCGCCCAAAGCAGTCATTACATCTACGTAATACTCTAGATTTTCACTACCTTCAGCGAAGTTATTCCAAATAGCAGTCAGCTATTCAGAAGCGGTTTCCGCAGTCTATTTAGATACATTAGCAAACTTAATAGTTGCCTCAGTTCTAGCTTCCACGGCCTCATCGTCCAAGCCCTATTGATAATAAATCAAGCTTGCATCTGTATAATCCGTGGTTGTCGTACTTAAAGCCTAGGCCGCCGCGTTAGCCTATTTAGCAAACTTCGCCATATCATCCGTAGACTTTTCAGTCACAATACGAATGTTATTAAGCGATTCATTCAAGTCTTCTGTATATCTATAAGCTTCCCCAACTGTGCTAGTAAACCCTTGCAGCATACTAGAAGTCAACTGCCACCGCATGGTATTCTTCATGGTAGTCCACAACTCAGAAAGCAGTTTATTCGACCTCTTTAAAGGAAGCTCGGTTTGCATTATAGCGTCAGCAACCTAAAGAAAAGCTTCTTGACCATTTGGCCCTAAAGCTTCTAATGACTACCGATAAGATTCAACAGTCTTGCCACTTTGATTTAAATTATCATTGAAAGTTTTTAAATCAAGCTAACCAGTCTCGGTATTAAAGGCTTTAGACAGGTTATCCGACAATTCAAGCGCCGCAGTAGAAGCCTCTTGTAGCTCAGAGGTAAGCTAAGGCTTAGCACCAAGCTTGTTTAAAGACTCTATTGCGCTCTTAAGCTAAGTTTGTAACTAGCTAGTATCAGCAGTTATACCAATCTAGTAAGTTAGCTTCTTTTGATTAGCCATAAATGTTCCTCTCCTTTATCTCAATATATGAAACAAGAGGGCCTGAGAACCACTAGCCCTCAAACCCTCTCAATAATTCTCTAATTATATTGTAAAATCAATTAAATAGATTAACCTTTTTCAACCACATCTTTAAGGAACTCAACACTTTTCTAGCCTTTCTCGCTAGTTGTTTTATTCAAGATATCATCTACCTTTATACCAAGACCCGCCGCACTTCGACTCATTAATTCAATAAGTCCTGCGGCAGATGTATAGTAGCGCGAGATATCAGCAACTGTATCCTCTACTAAGCTTTCTATAAAATTATACTCACCATCAGGAATAGCATTTTTAACCATTTCCGCAATCCCACTGGTTTCAAGAGTATCATAGACATGGCCCGCATCTTCAAGGTCCTTATCAGTAATTTCGATGTTTGCATACCACTTGCAAATAGCAATAGTAAAGTAAGCATTAACGCGTAAGGGGCTAAAGCAAGCGGTCTCTTCATCAATAGCAGAAGTAACTATAAAGTTTAAGAGTTCCTCTTTCTCTTTCGTGGGAAGATACGTGCGGACTTCGAGGCTGGTCGCGTCATCAATCTTGACTCCAGTAGCGATAGCCTCGATAGGTTTATTTAATTGGTCGGCAAAAGAAACCATTCTTCTATCTCCTTTATCTCTTATTATCTATTGTTAGTATACTAAAAAATTTGGATAATGTCAAATAGTTGGATATGTCTTTAAAATATTCTCAATGATTCCATAACTGAATGAGGCGTCTATTGTAAGAGCATTAATAGTTTCTTTAGCAAGCCTACTACGAATAAGAGCAAGATTTAAGCTTTTTTCTTCTTGATCTCCTACCCATATATTCTTAACACCATTATAATGAACCGTTACTGGCATATTCTCGCTTCTAAAATCACCGTTTGTCTTTATATATTGGTCACAAATGCTATTTATAACTCGCATGACAGAAACTACTCTTCCATTAAATAGAATAAACTAAGCTCGATCTATTCCTAAAGATTGCGCGCCTTGAGTAGCCAAATCTCCAGATCCAGATAGCCAATCATTGAAATAATTAGCGGATATAGAAGCTCTTAAAGTGCGGAATCCATCATCCCATGAAGAGCCTTCATTCTTATGAGCCATAATATTATAAGCTAGATACTATCTTTCTGAACCGTCCGCAAAATATCTACTAAGTGGTGTCCTTGACACGATATCTATCTAGGACTAAGAAGTTATATTGCTAGCATAGTTCTTTGCAGATAAATTAGTTCCTATTTCTATATCTATACTCTAACCATTTTGCAAGGTTACAGTTAGCTAAAAGCTGCCATTGCTAAAAATATCTACCTTAGAAGTTCGATTCTACGAGATTCTTGCACGACCACCTAGCTCCGTTGAGCCGCCTTCCGTAAACTTTAATCCTTTAATTCTAGATAATAACATCTAATCTACATCATCTATTGCTTCACTTACCGTACTAGATAAAGCTGCTCTAGCTACAGATTCTCCAGCTACCGTGCTAAAAATATCAGTTATTGTAGAAGAAAAACTCTTACTAGATAGCCTTCCAGTCTTTTGCATTAGATTAGCAGCTCTACGCAAATCGTTTATAATTCTTTCACTCTAGGTTAATTCTGAATTCTACCTAAATATAAGTTTCTATTCTCCAGTTTTTTGTCCCGTAAAGTAAGGTCCTAAAGCCTATAAATCTTGTATAAAGGATCCATGCGTCTAAATGTTTGCTTTCTAAATAGCTTGCTAAATTAAATTAAAAAAATCATTTACCTTCTAGGCAGAAGGATAATTACTCTAGTCTAACATACCTTTGTAAGTCTAGCTATCTTGTAACACGGTTATAAAGTCAGTTGAATCATAATAACTATTTATATGTCGATCTAAAACCTAAGCAATAGAATCCAGTGTATCTTCTAACAAAGTTCCATTTTGCAAGAGCTATTCTATCTCATAAGCTTGCTCTGCGTCTTTCGCTCCTGCAATCATATTCTTTACGATAGCTTGAGTTTGAGCCTCTAAACTATTGCATTTTAATCTTCCTACTGCTTCGTTATATTCATTTAAAAACCATGAAGTAGCTCTTGACAAGTCCCCATATTTCTAGTCGAAATTTTTACCATTATAAAAAATATAAGTATTTACATACCTATCAACATAACTATCAATATCAATAACCATGCTCTCTTGCCTCCATAAAAC